TAGTGATCAGATTTGTTGGCACCGATGCAAAATGCAGGATCGCATTACCGATCGCTGTTGTGCCATTAGTGGTTAATAAAACCTGTTCTGGAACAGTGCCAAATGGTGTCCATGTTGACCCACCATCAGATGATGTTCCAGAATCATCCGAATGAGGGCTGAACCAGTTAACAATAGCGCAAATTTTGGTTGAATCGGACGAGCCATAATCTGCCGCCCAGCCATTGATAATACTGCGCTTGTTGTTCGGCTGCTGGGTAGTTGGGTAAGCGTTCGGATCAATAATCTTGAACATTGGCCGATCCCAGCCGCCCTCCAGCGGGTAGGTGTAGGACGGCGAGGATAGGACGAAGTTGCAAACGTGTTCCTCGATACCAGCGGTCTGGCTCGTCCAGTTAAAGCCTCCTGACGCGGGTGGCGCAGTCGAATAAACGCCAATACCCTCTGCGAACCAAAGGTTACCGCTGCTGTCATAGGCCATGTCGCCGTTCGACATGTAACCGTTTGGCGTCAACGCGAGCCAAGGAACGTCAGTCGCAATCTGGCTTGTGACCGTCAGCGCCGTGAACGACGTACCATGATTGGTTGAAACGCTAAGAGCACCGCCATCGTCTGCGACACAAAGCTTGCCCGCCGTGGACGGATCGGGCGAGATGGAGTGAACATTGGTGCCGCCAAGGTTGGTCCATGTCGGAGACACGTATTTCCAGAGCACACCTGTTGTCGCACCCGTTGTGGCAAAGGTTGAGTTGTCAGAAAGATATAGCGTACCATCTTTGTCGCAAGCCATATGCGAAACGGTGGTGGGACCGCTGGAAGTCGCCGAGAAAGTCGGTGTTGCACTGCCACCATTGGTACTTGCGTAGACCTGAAAACCATATGACGCGATGTAGATGTTGGGGCTGCGGCCATTAACCGGAGTTGCGAATGGATCGATCGTCACGCATGACGACATGATCTGACTGTTGATTGCAACACTTTGTGAAATTCCTGCGATAGTCTGCCAAGTGATGCCACCATCCAACGTCAGGAAATTGCCGTTTTCCGGCGTGCAGACGTAGAGAACATTCGGATCATGGGGATCGACCGCCATAAAGCGACCATTCAGGCGACCGGCAAACCCTATGCCTGTTCCGTAACGATTGCCGTTGGAACTGGCGAGAACAATAGTCGTACCGCCGTTGAACGCGGTCAGCTTGGTGAAGGTGACACCCTGATCGATGCTCTTATAAAGAAAACCTCGATACATCATGTAAATTCGATTGCTGTCGGTCTTTGCAATCGTAACTTCAAACGGGCCGTTGTCCGCCAGCGTCCCCGTAGGCATTGCGCTCTCTATGCAGAGAGGTCGCCAGATCGGAGAGCCAACCGTGTTGACGTAAGCATTCATTACGTCGGCACGACATACTTTGGTACCGTCATTGGCAATCTCAATGCCGGTTAAAAACCCGCTACCACCAATCTTGATGTTCTGCCAAAATTGCCGTGCAACTGCAAAACTAAGCAGTCCGACTGTCATCTACGGACCAAACGTTGCCATTGCACTTGAAGTTCCGAAATTATTGGCTCCTGTAAAGCTAGGCGAGTTGTTGGTGCCATGCGCCATGCTCTGACCTACCGCGCCGCCACCCGTCTCGTTAATATTGCTATCTTTCGTGGCGTTGCTCCACGAAACCGTCGTGTTTCGATCAATACTTGCCAGCATCACCGCAACGCCATTGGCCGGAATAGCTGCCGAAATCGCGTGGGGGTCTGGGGAGGAAGCGCTCGGAACATTTGCAACCGGGCCTAGTGTAGCTGCGGCGCTGCCAGTGATTTTGCCAACAGAAATTACGAGATCGTTACTAAAATTAGTCCCGCCGATCGTCACAACAATTGAAGCAGTCGATCCGGCGATGTCCGATGTTGGAGTCATGCGATACCAAATATCACTAGCAGGAACGCCGCCGCCAGCCACCGTGCTTGACGTGGCTTTTGTCATCGCAAAACCACCGATCGTCACCCCGGATATGTCATTACCAGTTGCAGCGACGTTAGATATTGCAACGACGACTAGGCGATCAGTTGAAGCAGTACCAATAGTTGCGGAAAATGTAAGTGTTCCACTGTTGGTCTGCCACGTTTGGGTAGTGTCTGTTGCCGTAAAAGTAAGAGTCGCCCCACTTATTGACTGCACCAAGGGTAACCATTGAGCCATTAGAACGCACTCACTTCATCCCAGAATACCCGTACCGAAGCCACCCACGTTCCGGTTCCGGGAACCGTGGCTTGAATGACAAAGCCTTCATTATTGGCGAGAACAAGGGGGGATTCACCAATAGCAGATCGGAACAGGTCTGTGGTTGGCAGAAGGTCGGCATCCGTGGACAATCCTACCGCGAATTCAACTGCTGCCAAGGGCTGGGCATCTAAGGTGCGGGTGCCTGCCGTCAGAGTGCCCGTGGCAGCAATCCGCAAGTCAGAGATGGCTGTGGTCGCAAAGCTGGTTCTCAGCTTGCCGTTATTGCCGGTGAGAGTGGCGGCTGTGCCGCTGGAGTCTGAGACCGAGAAGGACCGGGCGACATAGAGGTTGAATAGACCAGCACCCGCTACAAAGGCTGTGGTGACGTTATCTGCCTCAGCAATGATCCTGCGGACGATAGCCAAGTTGGCCCCGCCATAACGGAAGGAGAAGATCGGTGAACTTGACGCCAGATTGGAGGACATGGTGCCGGTAGCCGCACCCATGCCATAGGAACCGAGCAAGACCGGACCCACGGTAATCGGAACCGAAGCCGATGATACCGCCTGACCGAGGGTAATTAGACCCACACTGTTCGGGCTGAGGGTCATAGTCAGGGCAGGATCGGTGGTGGAAGCCGCCGTCAACGAACCCTTGACTGCCGCTGGCGTGCCACCGGGACCCGAGGAAATGGCCACAATGGAGGTTACCGCCGTAGAGATGGAAACAATCGCCCCAGTGGAACTTACCGCCAATGGCGTCTGGTTACTGGCTATGGTGACCGGCGCAGAATTGGCCATGGTGGCTTGGCCATTGGCATTAACGCTATTGGGCGAGATCGAAACCACCAACCCGTTCATGCTGGAGGTGGCACTGGCAGCACTGGTAATGGAGACTAGAAGGCTAGAACTGCCGTTGGAGATGGGGCAGCCTACCGCCAGTAATTGATCAATGGTCGAAACCGTACCGGTTCCAGAACTTGGAACCCCGGAGGTAATGCCGACACTTGTTATGTTGACCATCTGTTAGAATCCAAAGAGTTCGAAGGTTGGAACGAAACCGCTTACCACCGCCGTACTGATAACATTTATCAGGAAAGAGCCGGTAATGACAGAGGTACCGGTATCCGTGGCCTTGGCGGTAATAGACTCCAGTCCAATGCTGATCCCGGAACTGACCGACAGGGTAGAACCGCCAACCGAGAAGTTACTGGTTCCCGCCGTCAGAGTGAAGGTATAGGCGCGGCTGGACCCCCCAGCAACCGAGAAGTTCCCGACTATGGTACCAACGCTGGAAAGGGACCCGATAGTGGCGTTGGACAACCTGAGGGCTGCACCAGAGGCCCCGCCAAGCAGATATTGGTCAATGGCAGAATCTGATACGTAGGTGATCAGATAGTCGGCAAAGGGAGGCATAGACTACCAGCCCTCCGCTTGGAGCACCGTCATCGTTAGAGTGCCTGCCGTCAATGTCGTACTGGAGATTCTTAACCCCGCCATGGGGTACTGTGTCCCGATAGCAATGCTGGCATCCGAATTGGCACTGGAGAAATGGGTGGCCGAGGACCCCGTGCTGGAACCAAATGACAGCCACGTCTGAAGGGACGACGCAATAATCTGCGAATCCTGCATGGTGTATTGAATGGTAAAATCAGCCGCGACGAGGCTGGAAACAACCACCACTGCTGAAATAGGTTTGCCCGCCCGCCATGAAACATTGACTGGAGGGGAATTCCCGACCGAGGAAAGAGTGACGGTGGTATTTGGCATTAATGGCCCCTGAACTTAGCGAATGTCAGTGCCAACCTAGCACGTTTACCAACGACACCGGGGGATGATTTGTGTTTCTGGGCGAACTCGGAAGTGGATTCCCCCGCCCGAGAGGCGGCCTTTCTCAAAGCCCCCTTGTGGCGGACCGCGTGCGCCATCCAGTGACCGGTCCCGCCTCCGGATGCGTAGCAGTCAGGACCGGTTATTTTCCCCGGTGAATCGGAGGGTTACCAGCCGAAACCGTGCCCTTGACGTGGGCACCCGACCACGGGCTGGACTTCATATCGCCGCCCCCGGACTTGTTAACCCCACCGCCACGAGCCCGCTTGTCAAGGCGGGGAGTGGCTGCACCACCGGCTGCCTTGCGTTCAACCTTGCCGCCAGTCGCCTTCTTCGCAATCCGGCCACCTCGGTTCTCTTCCTCAGCTTCCTTTTCCACATTGGAGCCTTGGCCTGAATAGCTTTTCTTCTTGGCGTCATGCTTCGGCTCGACGCCGCCGCCCTTCGCCTTCTTCTGAACTTCGTGCCTATAAGCCATAATAGTCTCCTTATGCCGTAACCGCTTGAAGTGCTTTGAGCGTGTAGGTGGTTGCCCCCGGATTGGAAGAACAGTTCAATCGGACGCCGCCGATAGGCGACAGCACGGTATACGCTAGGCCGGTGGTAATGTTCGAAGAAATCATCTGGGCCCCTGAACTCAGGAGAGCCCAAACCAGCGAAGAACCGCCAAAGATGGTCGGGTCATCCAAGGTGAACTCAACAGAAACCGTGCCAGAAGACCCCGCCGACAAGATGACTGTAGTCGACTTGGAGACTGGATTCAGGATAATCGCCGCCGTACCAGCAGACGAGAGGGTGATAGATTGAGCCATTTACTTTGTCCCCTTAATTAACCACTCGATGTCATTGGCGACCTCAGTGGTAGTACTGGTACTTCTCACTTTAATCGGCGAGAAAGTCGTGCTCAAGACTGCCGCCTGCACCGGAAACGGATAGAAATTGTGAATCATAACAACACCTTAAGAGAGTGGAACCGTGCCCCAGATGCAGCGCCAGTCGAAGTAGGTAGGAACATACCGTTGATAGCCCTTCACCAACAGGTTGTCGGTGGTGAACTCAACGGACATGTCCATCTCGAATGGCTTGCGGTTGAAGAAGATCAGGCCATCATGGTTGGTCAGAATGAACCACGCAAAGGACGAGGTCAGGTAGTCATATACCATATACCCTTCCTTGAGAGATTCATTCATACCCAGAATGGCATTGACATCGTTCGCAGACGTACCGGGACGAAGCTCTGACCTGAACAACCTGAGAACGATGGGTTCCAAGTTGGTGGGGACAATGACCTTGCGACCCCTTGCGTGAATCTTCAGACCGGCATTATCCCGCCATGTCGACCGGACGGTGATCAACGCATTCAGTAGCGAAGTCTCATTCAGGTCCACGTCGGGGGTGGGCTGGTTCGCAATCGCCGCGAACGGAGGATCGATCGGATGGCCCGCCGCACTCAGCAGTGACTGACCGTCACCCTGCACCGCTTGGTTGAAGGTCGTGGACGTATTGAGAACGTTGGCCGCGTAGATTTCCTCGGTCTCCTTGAACGACTCCATCAAGCCATCGTTGGAGGGGCCAAACTCTGACTTGTAGAGGTTGTCATCGATGGCCTTGCGGGTAATGGCGTAACCAAGGCCGATTTCAAAGTGCTCGGCATT